CCGCGTAGCCGCGTCGGTTCGGTGGTTCCGTTCTCGACCAGGTAGGCCACGCTGCCGTCGCGGTCACGTGTCGGGGTCACGCGGTCGGGCGTCACGATCCACAACGACTGGGGCCGCCCCGCACCGTCTCGCACAATTTCCGCGTACCCGTTGCCGTAAATCTGCCGGTGAGCCTCCAGGGTTCGCTTGAAATCCCAGGCGCTGGTTTCCTTGTTCGGGCCCTGGAACATGAGCCAGTGCAGGTTCGACCGGTCATCCACGTCGGCCCCGCCATCGTCGCGGCGGCGCATGAGACGCCAGGGAAGGCTGGCCACCGTTTCGCTGATGATTCGCACGCAGGCAAATACGGCGCTGTATTGCAGCGCCGTCTGCTCGTCCACGTGCACGCCCGCCAGGGGTGGCACCCATACGGGGTCGGCCGATCCAGCGGCCGCCGGTTTCGAGGCCCTCCGTAATTCAAACCGCCGCAGGATGTCGCGTATGCTTACCATTGATATTCCACCAGGTCATTGGTTTCGTAATGACTGCGTGCGGCCAGGGTTTCGGCCTGCCATAGTCCGATCGCCATGATGGCCGCCACGGCCACGTCGATTTTCTCAGCGGCCCGCGCCTTGTCGGGTTTGACGTTGCCCGCCTCGTCACGTCGCACCACCAGGTTGGACATGTTCCACCGCATCGGTGCATGGCCGCCGTGAACAATCTTCTGTTCGAGCGTGAGGCGTTGCAGCTGCTTGGTGGGATCGGCGAAGCTTTTATATCCCTGACGGTAGGCGACCACGGGCACGCCTTCGCCCAGTAGACGCTGCTGCATGTGCGTCGAATTCCATGGGTCGATGCCAACGCCCCGCACGTCGTAGGTTTCAGCGGCGGCCAGTAGATCGGCCACCACCGTGTCGTAATCAACCGAATTTCCAGGGGTCGCGGTGACGATGCCATCCTGAACCCATGCCCGATACGGCACTCGGTCGCGGCGTTCGCGTTCCTCCATGCGATCGGCAGGTATGTAGATTCGCGGCACCAAGGCGACTACCGGCGCGGCGTCGTCGCCTGGCTCTGGGTCCAGCGGAAAGGCGGCCACCCAGGCAGTCAGGTCGACGGTATTAGATAGGTCGATCCCGATATAACACGTGGCGCCCGACATATCGGGCACCGGTATCGACGCGGTCGCGTCCCAGTCCCGCATGGGAATATATCGAACGCTTTGCTCGGTCCATTGGTTCAGGTATAGCTGGCGAAATGTGTTCTCGTAGGCCGTGTCTCGCTTCGCCTTTTCGCATTCCCTGGCCAGGAATTCATGCGAAACCGAGACGCCCAGGTTGGGGTTCGCTTCGGCCCATTGCGTGGGGTCAGTCCAGTCGGCGTCGGGGTCGGTTTCCCACACGGCGGCGTAGAACGCGGGGTCGTCGATCATCCCTTCCGACACGGCGCTGGCGTAGTCCCATACTTTTCTGCAAACGCTGTCCCTGGCGAATCCCGCTGTGGTGATTGAAACCATGAGCGGCTGCGACCTGGCACCCATGCCAGTTCTGAGAACGTCGTACAGGTCGGGCGTTTTCTGTGCGTGCAGTTCGTCGAATATCACCAGGTGGGGGTTCAACCCGTGCTTCGTATAGGCGTCGGCGCTGATCGGCTTATACACCGCGTTTTGTGCGGGGTTCACGATCGCATCGCCGTAGACCTGGAGCATTTCCGACAGCAGCTGCGACCGCCCGACCATCGCCTTGGCGATCGAGAAGACCAGGCGGGCCTGGTCCTTGTCTGCGGCGGCGCTGAATATCTGGGCCCCTGCCTCGCCATCGAGGCACAACGCGGCCAGGGCCAGGGCGGCACCCAGGGTCGATTTGCCGTTCTTGCGTGGCACCGCAATGAGCGCTTCCCGGTATCGTCGGCGGCCGTCGGCGTCGACCGTGCCGAACAGGTCGCGCACAATGCGACGTTGCCAGGGTTCCAGGGTGAACGCCTGGCCCGCACGGTCGCCCTGGACATGCACCAGGGCGCGTTCGCAGAACTGCACCACCGCCGAACCGGCGTTGTTTTTGCTAGTCGCCATTGACCAGGGCCTTCAGCTTTTCGGCTGGCGTTTCGCTTTTCTTGCTGCGTGGTATTCGTGCGCGGCTCGAAGGCGTCATGCCCAGTTCCGCAGACCACCGGTGCATTTCGGCGGCGGCCGCTTCCATGACACTGACAGCAGGGTGCTTGATCATGTTGCCCGACGCGGCCGTATACCACATGCCATCTTTGTGTATCGCGTTCCTCGCTTCGTACCACCTGGCGTATGCCTCGCAATAGGCTGCAAGGGCGCCCTTATCGAGCTCAGATAGCACGCATTGGCGACGCAGCATGGGCGCCACGGTCGCAAACCGACGCGCGGCCCTAGGTGACAGGCGCAGCCCTGGCCGGTTCGATTCTGCCGGTGGCACGGGCTCAGACTCCGCGTGGCGGTCGGGCCGGTACGTGCCAGCCAATTTCAAGGTGGCGGTCGGTTTCGGTTTTCTGCCTCTGGTCATGACGTCTTTTTCCAGGGAATTCCCCATGGGAATTCCCCATGGGAATTCCCCATGGGAATTCCCCATGACCTGCGTGGGGAATTCCCACGCAAGGGAATTCCCTATGACCTGCGTGGGGAATTCCCGCGCAAGCGATTATGAAAGTGCGGTGCGCTCACGCAGAACTTAGACCGTTGGGGGACCTCAAGGCCCACCCCAAAAATCCTAACACCCACCCGGAGCGGCAAGTTGAACTTCTAGCAAAAGTCATCACGGCGACTGGTTGGAGATCACCCGTCGTGGTTTCGAAGCTATCGGGGTATGTGATAAAGGGCCACGGTCGCCTTTTAGCCGCCGCTCGAGCGGGCTTCGAGGAGGTCCCCGTCGACCTTCAAGACTATGAGTCGGAAGAGGAGGAGCTCGCCGACATGATTGTCGACAATGACATTGCGGATCTTGCGGTGATGGATCTCGACCTACGCGGTGCGGTTCTTGCCGATCTTGCCGCAATGGACTACCCCATGGAGCTAGTCGACTTTTCGGAGTTTGACGCTGACGAAATAGGATTGCCCGACTTGCCGGAAGGCGACGGTCCTGGGATTTGCACGATGAGCTTTAAGCTTACCGAGAATCAAGTCGAAGAAGTTGAGCAAGCACTCCGGTTAGCAAAGGGAGACGGCCCCTTCGGGGAGACCGGGAACGAGAACGGAAACGGGAACGCACTTGCTCGCCTGGCGCGAAAATACAACGATGGGTAGAGCGAAAGACATACGGGTCAAGCCGATCTCCGCACAAAGCGCTCGGAGAATAATCAGGCAACTCCACTACTCGCGGAAGGTTTGCTCGAACAGTCAACTCCACTTTGGAGTATTCCTCGACGGGAGATGCGGGGGAGCGCTGCAGTTCGGCCCCTCTATGGACAAGCGAAAAGTGCAAGGACTGGTCAGCGGGACAAGGTTCAACGGCTTTCTCGAACTGAACCGGATGGCGCTTGCGGATTGGCTCCCGCCCAACGGGGAAAGTAGGGCAATCGGAGTTTGCCTGCGAATGATTCGAAAACGCTACCCGCACGTTGAGTGGATTGTCTCATATTCGGACGCTACGCAGTGCGGCGACGGGGCGATCTACCGGGCGTCGGGATTTGTCCTCACTTCAATCAAAGAGAATAAAACAATACTTCGAATGCCGGACGGATCGACCATCGCAGACATTACGCTCAATGTGGGAACGGAAAAATGGAAGGAGGGCAACGCGGCCTATTGGCGCAAGCATGGCGCAAGGAGCCTCCCCGGTTATCAGCTTCGGTATATTTACTTTCTAAACCCGGCGGCACGGGAAAGGCTGGCAGTCCCAGTGATTCCCTTTCGCAAAATTGACGAAGTGGGAGCCGCCATGTATCGTGGAAAATCTAAAGGCGCACGAAGCATAGAACCGATGCACCCACCATCCCAGGTGGAAGAGGGCGGTGCAATTCCGACCCGTGCGCTCCACGCAACCGAAGGGAACAAGAGTGAAGGAGACTGACGCACTAGGGAGAAGAAGGCACCCCAACCAGAACGCGGGAAGCAAAGGGCTTCCGATTCCCGGCGACGGCGGGGAGGCTTTAGCTTGTCCCGCTTGGCTCGGCAAGGTGGGGAAAGATGAGTGGGAGCGGGCCGTGGAAGTGCTTCGCTCGCAAGGTATCTTGTCATCCAAGGACGCGCCGGCGCTGGAACTTTACGCGGGAGCCTTTGAAGAATACAGGTGGGCCAGAGCCGACGTGGTTAAAAATGGTATAAGAATCATTACCAAGACGGAAAGGGGCCACGAGGTAGAGCGGAAAAATCCCGCTTGCACCGTAATGAATAGCGCGTGGGCAAGATGCCGCACCCTCCTCCACGAACTCGGGCTCACGCCTAGGAGCGGGATGGGATCGGAGGGAGCAGGGGGAGATGACTTCGAGAAGCTCATGGGGTTGTGTTGA